AGTAACCATTCTTTCTAGGAGGATTCGACATGCAATACTTCCCCAACGGTGCCAAGTTCTCGTTCGCCACCGTCATCGGTGCGGCGGTCACCATCAGCGGCATCACCAACGACGATCCGGCCGAAGCATCGGCGGCAACCCTGCCCGCCGACGGCGACATCGTGATCCTGGACTCCAACTGGACCGACCTCGCCGAGCAGGCGACCTACGCCAAGAACCCCGGTGCTGGCAAGTTCGAGTTGGCGCAGATCGACACCACGGACGAGACGGTTTTCGAGCCCGGCGAAGGCACTGGCAGCTACCGCATCGCCAGCAACTTCGTGACCATCAGCCAGATTCGTGAAGTCTCCATGAGCGGCGGCGACATCAACACGTTCTCCTGGGGCTACGTCGATGACCGTTCGCTGCGCCAGCGTTCGCGCCCGACCGATTCCAATCCGCTCGTCCTGCAGTTCACGTTGGACTGGGACCCGGACAAGCCGTGGGCGACCGAACTGGAAATGGCGAGCAAGAAGCGGATGCTGACCGTCCTGCGCGAGCGTCTGCCCACCGGCGACGTGCTGCTCTACTCGGGCTACATCGGCTACCAGAAGATGCCCTCGCACACCCGCAACGAGAACATGACCGTCACCGCGACGATGACCATCAACTCGGAGCCGCTGCGCTTCCCGCCGGACTTCTTCGGCGGCTCGTAAACCTGCCCGCAAGGACAGGCTGCTGGGTGCCCGCGCTTGCTGGGGTGCGGGCACCCAGTTTCTTCCCAGCATCCAGCAGCGAGGGAAACATGGCACTGACCAACAAGACGCCCGAGACGATCAAGGCGTCGCTCAAGATCAAGGCGCAAGGTGTCGAGAACACCCTGCAACTGACCTACCGCAACTACACGCAGGAACAGTTCACCGCGTTCGCGCAGAACGAAGAAAACTTCAAGTTGCCGGAGAACATCAAGCCGGAGACGATGAGCGCCTTCACCTTCGCCAATGCGCAGATGGTGCTGTTCCTGGTCAAGTCGTTCGATGACGGCACCGACGCCGACTTCCCGCTCACTCTGGAAGGGCTGGTCAAGCTGGAAGGCGCGTGGCCTGCGACGCTGATCGGCATCATCCGTGGCTACCACCAATCGCGTGCGGCGGAAGTCGAAAAAAACTGAAATGGGCGGTGGCCGAAGCGTTCTGGCGGCCACCGTCCCTTGAGTCGCTTGCGAGGTACAAGGGGGCCAAGTCATCCCTTGATTTTCCAGAGCCCGTTGTCGAAGTGTGGGCCGAGAACTGGGATGCGGTAATATGGTTCCGGCAGTTGATGACGCAGTTCAATTATTCGGGGCACGGCGCAACGGGATTCAACTACGCAATCGCGTATCGCGACTTTGACGACATGGGGCTTGTTGGCGTCGAGCGCGATACCTGGAAGTGGAAGTTGAGAGCGATGGAAGCCGAAGCCTTGGAACACATCAACAAGCCCTCCGAGTGAGGGCTTGTTTTTAGGAGGCAGGCATGTCGCAAACTGTTGACATTGGCGCGGCACGCATCAACCTGGTTGTTGACGCTTCCGACTACGAGCCGGTACTGAATCGGCTCAAGAACACCGCCGCTGATTTCGGCAATGCCGCAGAACAGGCATTCGACCGTTCCAGCGGCAAGGCGCGCACAGCCGCCAATCGCCTGCTCGATTACGTGTCCACCTTGGGCCGCGCTGAATCGCAGCTTGAGCGCATGGTGCGGCAGGCATCGCGCGCGGGAGTGGAAGCCCCGGTCATCGCTGCTGCGATTACCGAGTGGAAGAAGTACGAACAGCAGTTGCGCGCCGTCGAACAGCAGCAGCGCGAAACCAATCGCGCATTTGACGAGGCGAGCGCGATAAACGCTGCGTTCGACCAACAGCGTTCAGCCAATGCACAAGCTCGTTTCAATTCCAGCTACGGCGTGGACGCCCCGCAGCGCAGCGCGGAATACCTGCGTGAGCAAGAGCGAGTTGTTCGCGCGCTAACTTTGCAGTCAGAGCTTCGTGAAAAATACGAAGCCAAAATTGCTGCCGATATGGCGCGCTCGGCAGATGAGGCTCGCGAAATAAACGCTGCGTTCGACCAACAGCGTTCAGCCAATGCACAAGCTCGTTTCAATTCCGACTATGCCCCTGGGCTAGCGCCGCGTTCGGCCGCCTACCTCGCAGAGCAGCGGCGTGTGGTCGAGGCGCTACAGGCCCAGGTCGCCGCCGAGCAGGCCGTGGAAGACGAGGCCCGTGACATCCACGCGCAGTGGGTGCAGATCGAGCGCCAGATTCAGTCGGTCGGGAAGACGACCTACCAGATCATGCGCGAGAACGTGCAGCAGAAGTATGGTGCTGCTGGTGCCCCGCTGATCGACCAGATCAACCGTTGGGAGAAGCTCAACACCACGATCAGCGGTACGACGGTCAACACCAAGCAACTGCAGCAGGCGATTCGCTTCCTGCCGGCACAATTCACTGACATCGGCGTGTCGCTTGCTGGCGGCATGAACCCGTTGCTGGTGGCGTTCCAGCAGGGCGGCCAAATCCTTGACCAGTTCCGCTTGGCTGGCGCTGGCACGGCGGATACGTTCCGCATGATCGGTGCCTACGCGCTGCGGCTGGTCAACCCGGTCACTGTTGGTGCCGCCGCCCTTGCTGCGTTTGCGTATGCCGCCTACGACGCATCGAAGTCGATGGAGAGCCTGGCGATTGCCAGCGCGAAGGGCTATGGGGTCTCGGGTGACGCAGAAGGGCTCTACGCGCTGACGGAATCGCTGGGCAAGCTGGAGAATATTCGACTTGGGCCAGCCGAAGAAGCAGTCGCGCGGCTGGCTTCCAATGGGAGGCTCGCTGGCGAGAACTTCAATCTTGCCGCCGAGGCGACCGCGCGCTGGTCATCGCTGACTGGCGAGTCCGCTGATCGTGTTGCAGGGCAATTTGAGGCGATTGCCAAAGACCCGCTGCAGGCTATTGAATCCGGCCTTGTGCGTGTGACCCAAGCGCAGTATGACCAGGTAAAGGCTCTGGTTGCTGTTGGTGACCAACAGGGCGCGGTGAACTACTTGGTCAAGGTGTTTTACGACACCATCAACAGCAACTCTGCGAACGTCGAAGCGCATCTTAGCGGTGTAAGCCGGCTGATGCAGTCCATTAAGGACGATTTCAGCACGGCTACCAGGTTCGCAGGCAATTTTGCCAACACCATCATTGATGAGGTCGGCGCTGCAAACGTGAAGTTGGCGGCTACTGGCAACTTGGCGCAGGCATTGGTCGGGTACATGGCAAAGCTGCGCTCTGGTGATGCGCAGGGCGCACAGGGCAAGCCTGCTAGTAACGGCTCCAGTGCCCCGTTGGCCGATCCTGCCGCACAAGAACGCGAACGGCAGCGGGCACGCGCAATTGAAGATTTCATGGCAAGGGGCAATGAGGCCGAAATGCGCCGCATCGCCACCCGCCGTATGTGGGAAGAAGGCAGGCTCCTGCAGTTGACCGACGGGCAAATAGCTCACGTTGTCAAAATGCAGGAAGCTGCCTGGGCGAAAGCAGACGCGAAGCGCACCCGCAGCAGCGGCGGTGGTACTGGGGCTCGCACCGCAGCGCGCGATGTTCGCTACGATTACCAGCTTGAATCGGCGATGCTCCAGACGCAGACGCGTGAAGTGCAGGCGGCGTATGCGATCAAGAAGATCAGTGCCGAAAGCTACTACAAGTCGCTGCTGACACTGGCGCAGCAAGAGTTCGACATCCAGAAGCGGTCGAACGCTGAACAGTTGGCAGCCGTCGCCGGCAAGAAGGGGCAGGAACACGAGGTCGCCCGCCTGCGCGTGGCTGACGCACTCGCCGAACAGCAGCTTGCCCAGCGCACTATCGACATCCAATCCCAGCAGGCGCAGTACATGCGCCAATTGGAACAGGAGCGCCGCAGCTACACCAACGGGTTGCGCGACAGCGTGCAAGCCCAGCAGGAGGAATACGACATTGCGGTAAACCGTCTCACGATGGGCAACCGCGAGTTTGAACGCTGGTCGGCCACGAACGAGCTTCGCCGCGAAGAAGCAAGGTTGCTGCGACAGATCAGTCGCGACCAGGAAGACGGTGCGATCACGGCCGAAGAAGCCGAGCGTCGCAAGCAGGAGGTCATTCAAGCTACCATCGACAAGCTGGCGCAAACCGCCGGCATGTACGCTCGTATTGACGCAGCGCAAGCGGATTGGGCGGTTGGTGCGTCACGCGCGTGGAAGAACTGGCAGGACGATGTTGCCGATGTCGCATCGCAATCCGAAAGGTTCTTCGATCAGGCGCTTAACGGGTTTGCCGACGCGACTACGGATACGCTCACTGGCAACTTGAGTAGCTGGGGGGATTATTTCGATGGGTTGGCGCGAATGATTACCCAGTTCATCGTCAAGCAGAAGTTGACGGACTGGATCAAGAGCCTTAATTCTGGACAGGCCGGCGGCGGCAGTGGCGGCGGCATTTGGGGCTTCCTCGGGAACTTGGCTGGCGCGCTGTTTGGCGGTGGCGGTGGTGCTGGGGCCGGCGGCTCGACTGCGGCAGCGCCGTCTAGCTTCCTGAGTTGGATTGGGGCAGGTTATGCGGATGGCGGCCAGATTCCTGCCAACAGCGTGAAGGAGGTCAACGAGCGCGGGTTTGAAATGGCGAACATTGGCAGCAAGCAGTATTTGCTGACGGGTTCTCGCCCTGTGCAGATCACTCCGAACCACAAGCTCACTTCGCAGCCGCAACCCAACAAGACGATTACCATCGTTCAGCACAACAAGTTCGATGTCGCGACAGATAAGTCCACTCGCGACCAAGTTCGCCGAGACCAAGCGGCGGTGACTCAGAAGGCACTGGCTAAGGTATAAGCATGCAAAACTTCATCGACCACAAGTTGTCTCTCCGTGCTTCGCGCGAGTTCAGGCGCGTGGTTGTTGGGCGTACCGAACACGTCGAAATGGACAATGGCGACGACGTATACAACGCGAAGTGGCGCTATCGAAAGATGCGCTTCTTCGCGAACTTCGCGTTGGTAAGCCCGGAAACCCAAGCAGAACTCACCAACGCTGCCCACGCGACGTTCTCGATGGTGCTGCTGTTCAAGTTCCGTGATCCTGGCGACTTCAAGGCCATCAATGAGCCGCTGGCTACCGTTGCTGGCACGAAAACTCCGGTCCAGTTGACCAAGCGGTATCAGTTCGGGCCGATTGCGTACGGCGAGCGACGGATACAGGCAGTCGATCACGCTGTCATCAAAACAGCGGGTGGTACGGAAGTCGCAGGCACCCTCGATAACGCTCTCGGTCTGTTCACCCCCACATCCAATTGGGGTAGCGGCACGCACTATTGGAGCGGGCGCTTCTGCGTGTGGGTAAGGTTTGCGTCGGACGAATTCGATTCGACGATGAAGACTCTGGACATCGCAACGGCAGATGTCGAACTGCAAGAAGGCTGGGCGCGCCGATGAGCAAGCAGATACCGATCCAATTGCAGTCGCACTACGATGGCTACGCCACTACCACATGCCTACTTGTTCGCATTCTCCGCAAGGACGGCGTAGCGTATGGTCTGACCGATGCGGACCATGACATTCGCTACAATGCCGCTCCTGCATCTCCGGGAGCGCCTGGCGATAGCATAGGTGAACTGCTGCATCTTTCTGGCAGCTTCGGTGCGAACGTATCGAAGCTGGAGGCAGCGTCGGACCTTAGCGTCAACAACGGCGAAATCTTGATGGTGCCGAACCAAGACATCACTACCGAAATGGTGATGAACGGAGATTTCGACGGCGCACAAGTCTGGATATACCGAGTCAACTACATGGACCTTAGCCAAGGCCATGAGCTAGTTGACTATGGGCTGGCGGATGTTGCGAACATCAATAGCGGAAAAAGCATACTGGCTTTCCGCTCACAAAGCGATTTGCTGAAAGAGCCGGAAGCGGTGTTGTGGAGCAAGACTTGCGACATCACGTTCGGAGACCCCGAGAAGTGCCCAAAGGCATTCGACTGGGTGACCGGCACTGTCACTGCTGTTGATGCTGATGAGCCTGATCGTATTTTCGGCTCATCTATTTCCCCTGCGAACGACTATTACAAGTTCGGCGTGATTCACTTCCTGTCCGGGCCGAACGCAGGGGAGGAAATGGAGGTCGATCAGAACACCGGGGGCTCATTCGCGCTTGCGCTGCCTTTGCGCCGCAGCTTGTCGCCAGGGGACACGTTCAAGATTCGGCAATCGTGCAACAAGGTGTACGATGACCCGAGTTTCGGCTGCCTGTATCATTGGGGCGCGGTCGAACGTAACACCTACTTCGGAGGCCACCCGGACATCCCATCCGGAGATTCTGGCTCGTCTATGGTTCCTGGCAATGGTCTGACTCGCGATGACGATTGAATCGAGTGCGCGCGAACTACTTGGGGTGCGCTGGAAACACCAGGGGCGCGATCCCGCCGTCGGCGTGGATTGTGTCGGGCTCGGTGTCTACGCAGCCGAGCGAAACGGCTATCAGGTACAAGATCGCAGCGACTATGGGCAGGACCCGGACGGCACTCTGGAACAAGAACTGACGCGAGTATTTGGAGCCCCGGTAAGCCGAAATGGGAACGACTGCCTCCCGAGCGACATTGTGATGATGGAGTTCGCGAAGGGCCAGCCGCGTCATGTCGGTATCGTTGGGAGCCATCCGCACGGCCGCACGCTCATTCATGCCTGCAACCACAACGGCAGGGTTGTCGAATCAATCATGGATGATCGTTGGTTCAAGCGTATCGTCGGCGTGTGGAGGCCAGCATGAGTCGCTCAACAATTTTCGGGGTAGTAGGTGGGACCATTGGGTTTTTGCTCACGGGCGGCTCGCCTGCCGGTGCGCAATGGGGCTGGATGATTGGCTCTGGTGTTGGTGCGCTGACGGACAACACTAAGACCTACGGCCCTCGCGCTAGCGACGCAGCACAGCAGCAGACGCAAGATGGCACGTTTGCCACCTATGGCTACGGCGAGTTCGTAACTACTGGCGTCATCATGTGGCGCGCAGAGCGCAAGGAAAAGAAGCACAAGCAAGGTAAGGGTGGCCCCAGCAACATCACCTATTCGTATAGCTGGACCTACGCGATTGGGATTTGTAGGAAGGGGCCGATCAACGGCATCCTGCTGGTACGCCGCAACGGAACCATCGTGTTCGATGCTCGCAGTAATGCGGAGCTTGCGGCTATCGGCTACACGGAAAAGCAAATCAAAGAAACACGTGCAGCACAGGCGAAGTGGTTGAAGAAGGCAAAGTTCTATTACGGCCACGCTGACCAGTCTGCTGACCCCAGCATCCAAGCGATCAAGGGCATCAACAATACCCCGCGCTACCCTGGCACTGCCTACGTTGTCCTCACTGATGAAGATGTGACCAACGACGGGGCAGCAATCCCGTCGTATGAGTTCGTCGTGTCTGCTTGCGGCACAAAAGTGCAAGCAGAGGATGGTGGAGAGATTCTTATCACCGGCAGCGAGGCGGAAGTCGGCGGCCCAGTGTTTGCGATAGCGGAAGTGGCGGACGTTCCTACCCCCGTTGCGATTCCGACCTCGACTGGCGCGAACCTACCCGCCGCGACCGCAACCTATGGCGACGGAACGTGGGTGGCCGCCACCAAGACCGGCACGCGCTACATTGAAGGATCGCTCAGCACGTCCGCCACGTGGTCAACCGGCACGCTGTCTGCGACGAACGACATCGAGTTTGTCGAGTACGGCGGCACCGAGTGGGCGGCGAAGGAGCGTGGCGCAACGGGCGGCACAACTCAGGCGTTTGATGGCGATCCGTCCTCATTCGTTTCGGTAAGTCCAACAACCTACGACACGCTTGGGAACGTGCTGACCGCACGCTTCCAAATGCTGCGCTACATCGACGGCTACTGGTACGGCAGCTTGGTGCGGTCGCTACATCGTTCAACCACGATGGCTGGACCATTCAACGCCGTGTGGGACGAGTACAAGAGCGTGGCTGCGGGATGGGACATCAACGGCGCGAGCATCGTTGGGTTCTACGACGGCGTTCAGGTCGGCGACCGCACGTATTTCATCGTCGAGTGGCATTTCAACGTAGGGTTGCAACGCCATCGCATTTGGTGGTCGCCTGATGGCGGCGTCACCATGTCGGAATCCAATATCGAATACGACGTTGCTTACGCAACGGCTGGATACAAGCCAGTCCAGTTGATCGAGGTTGGCGGGAAGATTGTTGCGTTGTGCGATGACTTCGGCGTACTCACGAATGCAAATGGCACGTTTGAGCGAGTCGAAACCGGGATGCCGATCTTCCCGGCTACGGGCGGTGCTCAGGACGTTGATCCGTGGCGCTCGCGCCGCATCGCCACGGATGGCAGCCGCGTCTACATCGTCGGCGGAAGCTACATGGTGGTGTCGCTGGACAAGGGTCGGACGTGGGGCGATCCGATTGCACTGCCGATTATGAGCGCGAAGGGGATTGCTATTGGAAATACCGCCGCTGGTAGCGATGTTCCAGACTCCCCTGGTTGGAAATACGATGCTACGCGCGGGCTTAACGGCGGCACCTATACCACTGTGCACCCATGCGTAACCACTCTTGATGAAATTGTCGCCAACCAGTGTGCAATCCGCAATGTTAGCCGCGTTGTTGTTGACGAACTTGAGAATACTGTTGTTCGCGGGTTTCGCGTGGCTACGCAGACTTCGCCGAAGGACAATATCCGTAGCCTGCAGGGATCGTTCTTCTTTGATGCCAGTGACCACGATGGTTACCTCCATTTCCTGATGCGCCCGCAGCCTGCAACCTTCGTCATCACGCAGGACGATATGGTTGCATCTGAGGATCGGGCGCTGCAGTGGGAGGTTACGAAAGAAAACAGCATTCTTCGCAAAGTTAGCACGACGTATTTCGATCCGCGTGCTAACTACGCAACCACTTCGCAAGACTGGGAAAGGAAGGTGTCTGTTCTGCAGGCGCAAGGCGAAGGCACATTCGATTCTGCATTGACTGCTGATGCAACTTTCGTCAAGCAGCTATGCGAGAAGTCGGTAAAGGTGGCGTTCGCCGAGAAGGACGAAATGACATGCCGAGTGCGCCTCAACCACGCTGCGCGGCACCCCGGAGAGTGGGGCAAGGTGCAAGACGAGGACGGGGAGTTCCATATCGCGCGAATCACGCGCGTGGAAGTGGAGGGGGTTACCCGAAAGATTACGTTCCGCAAGACTTCGCGCGCTGCCTATACAGCGTCGGCGCTCGGCGTAAATGGGCCTCTGCCGAGCTTCCCTGGTTCCGGCATCCTTGGGGCAACAACCTCAGTGTTGATGAACGCTCCTGTCATGGTCGATGGCAACGACAAGCCTGGTATTGCATGGGCTGCTGCAGGCATGACGACCGGGTGGCGAGGGGCTATTTTGCAGATACAGCGGAACGACTGGGAGACCATCGGGCAGATTGATGCGCCGTGCACCATTGGCGTGCTTTCGGAAGACTTGCCTGAGTTCGACGGCACATGGGATACCGTCAATACGCTGCATGTGACCTTGGATGGTGATATTGCGAGCATTTCTTTCGCCAATCTGCTGCGCGAAGGTAACCCGCTGGCAATCGTCAGGCCGGATGGGCTGACGGAAATCCTGCAGCACCAAACTGCAGTGGAGGTATCGCCCGGTCAATGGGAGTTGTCGAACCTTATCCGCGCTCGTATGGACACGGAGAATGTCGCGCACATCGCTGGCGCAAAGATCGTCGTGTTGGACACTTCCGTTAAGTTCGTGCAACTGCGCAAGGACGACATCGGCAAGACGCTGACCTTCCGCGCCGTATCCATCGGCACCGATCCTGATGCAGCGCCGACGCAGACCTTGACGTTGACCACGATGGAAAGCCAGCGCGAGTGGCAGCCGTGGAATGTGCAAGTCGAGGTCACTGAGACGTGCGAACACCGCGTGACCTTCGTTGGCCGCCACCGCCTCGGAACCGATCTGAACCCGGTGCGGTCGCAGTGGTTCAAGGGCTGGAGGATCGACTTCACGTTGCGCGGCGTGACGCACTCGCGGATGACGCAGGAAGAATCGTTCCTGTACACCCGCGAGATGCAGGTGGAGGATTGGGGCGTGGCGCTGTGCGCCAGTTACGACGTGGCCGTGTACGCGGTGAACGAATACACCGGCACGGATGGCGCGGGCAACCCGCCGGCCAACGACAATGAGCCGTTCGCGGTGACTGGGAACCTGCCGGACGGCTACGTCGGCTCCGCATACCGCATGTTCTCCGGCGACGCCGGTTTCGTTCTTACCGGCAAGTCGCAGGCGACCTACAACGATGCCTTCGGCCTGGTCGGTTCCGGGGTGACGGCGCACGGGCCGGAGCCGTACTCGGTTGGGTTCGTGACGCGCGGCACGCCGCTGGCGGCGGGCACCTACGTGACCGACATCAATGCCGGCAGCGTAGGCATCATCGCGCAAAGCGTGGACTTCGCGGCCAAGCCGACATACTCGCTGCTGGACATGCGATGGCGCAGTTGGGCGGAGGGTCGCTGGGCCGACACCACGCCGCCGCTGACCACGCAGGTGTATGAAGCCGACCAGCGCAGCGGCACGGGCAGCATGTGGACGCTGGCGGCGCTGGACAGCAGCGCGTCGAACACCCACGTCGAGTTCGTCATCACGGGCGCGCCGGTCTACATCGGCATCAACGCCAACATGCCCGCCGAACTGACCGATGCCGCATTCTTCGCCGGTATCGTCTATGCGGGCGCGAACACGGCGGCTTACCTCGCATCGGCAGGTACATACGCGATTGAACTGGTGCCGTCCACGGGCGCATGGCAGATCATCAGGCTTGGCACGGGCGTGGTCGCCAGCGGTACGCTGCCGTTGCCCTCCGGCAACCGCTACCGCTTCGGCTACACGGTGCCTGCGCCGCAGGATTCCGCAGTGCGTTTCAACGGCGGCAACGAGGCGTGGCTGGTAACTGCAACGGGCGGCTTCGGCGGCATGGCGCACCCGTCCGTCGTGGTGCCGGTGATGTGGCTGGAAACCTCCCCTGCCAGCAGTGTCACGTTCGGCACGTTCGGCAAGTCCAGCGGCAAGTGGCGCGTGCAGGTGGGCGGGCGCTACCGCAGCGGGCTGGCCGCCTCCGGGTTCGATGAGGCCAACGGGTTGCCGGGTGATGCAGGCGCGGACGACAGCATCGTGTTCGACGGCTCTACCCTGCGCTGGACGTTCGGAGGCGTTGCTAGCTTCGTTGACCTGGTGTGGCCGCCAAGCGCGGAGCCTGCGCCGGTCTACGCCATCGACTTTGCGGCATCGACGGTAAAGGTCTGCCGCGTCGATTACACTACTGGGGTGGTATCAGTGATCCATACGATTAGTGGCCTGCCTGCAGGTACATGGATGCCGTTCGACTTCCGTGGGTATCTGTCCAAGCAGCTTAAGTACAACCCCGCCGGCCCGGCCGGCTACTCCGACTGGACGACGACGCTATGAGTACCGCATCTGATGCGCTTGGTCTGCTGCAGGACCCCGAGGGCAGCCTGCAACCATCGGTCCCGATCAACGCCAACGCCGACGCCGTGGGTGCGCTGCTGGCGGGCACTGCGACGCGCACGCTGACGGCTGACGCGAACTACACGCTGGTTCCGACCGACTACCGCGTTGCCACGCTCGTGCTGACCAGCAGCGCGCTGACCGCTGGGCGCGACATCGTGTTCCCTGGGTACTTCCCGCCGATGCTGGTGGTCAACGATACCGGGCAGACGTTGACGCTGAAGAAGTCCGGTCAGACGGGCGTCACGGTGGACGATGGCGAGTCGATCCGCGTCAACTGCGGGCCTACGGATGTGCTGGCTTCAACGGTCGGCGGGAGTGGCGGGAGTGGCGGGAGCGGCGTCACCAGCGTCAACGGTGCAACTGGTGCGCCGATCATCAGACAGGCTCTGGCAATTGCGTGCAGCGACGAGACGACTCCGCTGACCACAGGAACGAACAAGGCTAGATTCATTAATCCGTACTCGACTGCGTTCAACGTGGTGGCTGTGGTCGCCTCGCTATCTGTAGCTCAGACCGGCGGCAGCATCTTCACCGTAGACATCAACGAAGCCGGCGTGTCGATCCTGTCCACGAAACTGACCATCGACAACGGCGAGAAAAACAGCAGCACCGCTGCCACAGCTCCAGTCATCAGCGACGCCAGCATCGCCGCATTCGCCGAGATCGGCATCGACATCGACCAGATCGGCGATGGCACCGCGAAGGGCCTGAAGGTCTACCTGATCGGATACCCGATGCCATGAGCAATATCCTCGTTCCCCGTCGCAGCCTGATCCTGCCGCGTCGGGTAAGACAGCAACAGGGCGGCTTCATCATGACTCCGTTCGCGCACGCGGCTGCAGCCTCGATTGCACATCGCTACTGGCGAATCCTTATCACGGCGACCGACTCCAGTACGGTCTATGCAGGATTCACCGAGATCGAGCTGCGCGGCTCGGTTGGTGGAGCGAACCTGCTGAGCGTGCAGGCTGGCAACGGCGCAGCCCTTTCGAGTCGCGATATCAACGGGAGCAACGCCGCGTGGCGAGCCGCAGATGGGTCGAATAGCAGCGGGTGGCTGGCTGACCTTCCAACAACTCCATTCCCGCAGTGGTGGCGTTACGACTTCGGCCACGCATCCCACGTCGGCAGCCCAACCGCAGACGTTCGGCAGGTGCTGATCCGCGGCAGCCACAACGTCCCGGGTGCGTCGCCGGAGGATTTCCAGCTTCAGTGGTCCGACAACAACACCACCTGGACTACGGTGATGACCGTCACCGGGCAAACCGGGTGGACCGGAGCCAGCGACGCCAGGACGTTCAACGTGCCGTAACCAAGGACACCCATGCTCACTCGAAAGCTAGCTTTCGATGACCTTTAAGCCGTACAGTTCAAGTTTTTCTTCAATAGCGGCAACTTCCAATGCAATAACGGCCGTCACTTTCTCGCGAATGTCGGCAATCGGAAGCTCAACCTGGGCCTTCGGGTCGTCGCCGATCTTGATCGTGTCGGCAGTGTTGAAACCCTGCAAAACCTGCTGCAATTTCGCGCGCTGTTGTAGCAGTTCGATTACGGCGGCGTGGTTGATAATTTTCATGGGGCTACCCTTAGCTTATGTGTGATGGATACCGATGTCATTGAGCATTCCTTCCGCGATCTTCGCGTAATGAGTGTAGTCGATGTCGGCCGGCAGCGTGGGCGGCAACTGCATCACAGGGCGGGCTCCGTCGCTACCGGCGACCTTATTGCCGCTGGTGCCGTCAACGATCCAGTCCTGGCAGTTGCGCGCGTAGTACCAGCGCACAGCCCGGCCTAAGTTTGGCCCAAAAGCTCCGGCAGGATTCGCTTGATGCGCGCCACCTTTGGCCCCGCGTACACGCACGAACTTTCGGATGTCCTTGCACTCGTAGATCGTCGTGAGTAGCGGAGTGCCGTAGCGCAGATACGCCACAACGGCATCGGCGCAAATATCGCAGTCAGGGTGCTTATTCTGCAGCACGCCGGACTCGGCGAACACGCCCTTGCGCTTGACGCCCCCATCGAACTGCAAACTGATGTAGTTGTTAACGTCGCGGCTATGCAGAGACAAATAGTTCTTCGTCTCCAAACCAAGCTGCGTGATCGACTGCCACCAATCGCACACCTGGTCGGCAATTGCCTCGCGGCCCCACGGCACCAGCATTTCGATGCCATCGGTGTTCGCTGACACCACGCGAATACCAGACAGTTCCAGCCGCTCAATTAGCATCAGCAGCGACAACTGGCCGCCGATTGTCACCGCTATGCCAAACTCCGGTGCATAGAAGATAGAGAACCGCGAGAACAGTTTGCCGAAGGTTCCGTTCAGCACGATCTTGAATCCGCCTTCGACGGTGGCAAGTTCGATCTGTTCGGTCGAATCCTTCGGATACTTCTTGGCATCGCGCTTCGCCGCAAGTCGCTCAGTGTACGCACCCTTGTAGATTTCAAGGAACAGCGGCCCTAACTGCGTCGGATTCATGCCGGCATTGATGATGAGCGATGGGTAATAGCTCGCAACGTCCGCCGTACGCAGTGTGGCAACACCTGGAACACTGCGATAGGTGACACTGGACTCTTGGCTATGCAGCCCGCCAATGCCAACGCGGTACGTAGTGCCGCCGATAATGATGTCTCGACCCTTGAGTTCATCAGGGATCAGCACACCCGTCTTGATGCCCTTGCCGTCCATCCCCATGAGTTCTGCTTCATCTTTGTTGCTGATGACGAACTCGCAGTTACGTACGACCTGCAAGAAATCCTGCATGTAGGGAGTAGCGAAGCTGATGT